CATTCATTGTATCTGCGATAAATACAGCTTGACTAGTAAAGAAATCTTAAGCAATACGAGAACTAACAGAATAGCACACCCAAGAATGATGGCGATGGCTTTGATTCGCCGGCACACAACATTCTCAACACCGAAGATAGCAGAGATTTTCAGAAAAAGAGACCACGGGACTGTCCTCCATGCCACCAAAAGGTTTGGACATATTAAAATTAATGAACTGACTCATGCCTAGACCACGATTAACCGAAGATGAAATGCAGGTATTGAACCGCCTGAGATCAGGAGGTGCAATGACAGCTCTTATGGAGGAGTGCGATGAGGCCGGCATATCGCCAAGCTCGGTCAAACATTTTTGGTATAAATCCAAGCGCATCAGCCTTTTCTCCAAAGCTGAGAACCTTAGCCTAGATGAGCTATTTGAGCCGGTGCTGGCAGATCTGAGGAAATATTCCCCGAAGTTCAAGGCGTTCAAACGTAAGAAAATCAAAGATCCACACTGCCTCATACTTGATCCGTCAGATATACACGTAGGAAAGCTAGCTGTTGAGGAGGAGACGGGCAGCAACTATAACGTAAAAGAGGCTGTAGCTTGCGTGGATCGCGGAATCGATGACCTGCTACGGATGTCGCAAGGATGGGAGATTGACCAGGTTTACATGGTGATCGGCAACGATTGCCTGCACATTGATAGCCATCGCCCAGTTACTTCGGCCGGAACGCCTCAAGATATGGATGGTCTGTGGTGGCAGTCGTTTATCCAGTGTAAGGACTTGATGGTCAGGGCGATTGAGAGGCTGCTGCCTTACGCTAATGTCACGGTAATTCATTGTCCCAGCAACCATGATTATGTCGCGGGTTGGATGTTGGCCCAAACACTCAAAGCATACTTTCGAAAAAGCAAAAACGTCAAATTTGATATTTCAATCAATCATCGTAAATACGTCCAATTCGGATCAAATATGCTCGGATTTAGCCACGGGGATGGAGCGAAACTGGCAGATACGCCATTGCTCATGGCCCAAGAAGAGCCAGAGATGTGGGCAGCTACCAAGCACCGCACTATTTATTTGCATCACCTGCATCACCGATCTGTAACTAAATGGCCCGGACCATGGCAGAGTGCCAAAGATTACATAGGAGTCACTGCCGAACATATCAGATCGCCATCCGGCACTGATTCATGGCATCACAAAAAGGGATACGTGGGAGTTCCTCGTTGTGTCGAAGCGTTTATTCATCACAATTCTGATGGACAAGTCGCTAGGTTAACTCATCATATAAAACGTGGATAGAGAGATCAGGGAGGCTATCGCCTCGTTAAAAACCTGCGTTAAATGCGATGGCTACCCACGATTCCGATATGACCCAGGCGCTACCTTTTCGGTCTGCGTTTACCAAGATCAAGACTGCCCATGTCTCGCGGCAGCGCCAGATTACGATCCGGCTGAATTAGCGAGACGAATTAACAAACAAAATAAAAAATGAGCGAAAGCATGAAACTAACAGGAAGCCTCCACATTCTGGGGGATACGCAAACCTTCAATTCGGGGTTTACTAAGAGAGAGTTCGTCGTGAAAGTCGATGATGGCAAATTTGATCAATTCATTAAGTTGGAGTTAGTCAAAGATCGGATCAAGGAGCTTGATGAAGCTAAGGTTGGTGACGAGATCACCGCGCATTTCAACATTCGTGGCCGAGAGCATGACGGGAGGTTTTTCAATAACCTTGTCGCGTGGCGTATCGAAAGCGCCTCACCTGCCACAAACGATCCTGGCGAAGCATACAAGGCTAAGGCAGCGGCACTAGACGCCAGCGCTGCTGATGGTGACGAGATCCCGTTTTAAATCCTAATTAGAAGAGAGAGACATGACTCAATTGCACCTAAAGACTCACGATTGGTTTGCTTTGAGGCCCATCCAAGCGCAGACACTGGAAGAGGCCCGAGATCAATTTGTGGAACTTCTTGACGAAGGCAGTGAATGCCCGTGTTGCGGTCGATACACTAAACGATATAAGCGTAAGTTAAACTGCGGGATGGCTTGGATGCTAATTCGCATTTTTAAGAAATGTCGTCACTCTGGATCTAGGGTTCTACACGTTGCTGATTCTTTTTTAGATGAAAAGAAAAACGCCGTGGCGCAGGAGTATTCCAAATTACGTTTTTGGGGATTGCTTTTACCGGTGGAATCTGACGACCCTAAAGTTCAGAGAGAGCAGACTGGATCGGGGTTATGGAGATTGACTGATGAAGGAATTGCTTTTGTCACAGGTCAAATAACTGTTCCTAAACACGTTTTTTTAGTGAATGGAAAATGCGAGGGGTTTAGCGGTGACAGTGTTACCATAAAGCAATGTCTCGGAAGTAAATTCAATTACGATGAGTTGATGGACCCTTTGATTTTAAAGAGATCTGACAACAATAAGTAACACTCAGAAATAAAAAACTAAAAAAGTTTAAAATACTTGTTGACTTTGGTTTCTAGGGGTGCGATTGTCCCCCCGACATGAGAACACTACCAATTGAAGTTGCCTTTATCGAATTAGCTAATCTAGAGAAAACCTTGGGCTACGCTAACCTCTGGGACAAAGTCTGCTATCACCCGCAGACAAAACTATGCTGGGTCACCCACAAGACTCAAAAATCGACAATATTATATCTAGACGCAGATAAATATGGGCCAATCGTTGAGACACTTAACGAGACAGGCGATCTTGAAGAGCATATGTCAGTCTCACTGTAACCTTTAACAGGCACATATATTATGAATTACGCTCAACAAGCACACAAGCCAGAATGGTATAAGGTCGATGATACCAAATTATACCACGCCGCAACGTCAGGCTCATCACCGTTCAATGAATGGTATGAGTTTAAGAATAGGTCCGAATCAGTCGAGTTTCTTGCGGATCACCTCCCAGATGACAAATTCTGTTGGGTAGGTGGAGAGATTTGGGACATGGAAGACCTAACTTACGATGAGGTCTCTGAAGGATTTGTTTGCCCAGCAAAGGGACAACCTGCCGACATCCAAGAAATAATCGAAGCCACAAGCAAATTTTAATAATATGAATATCCAAGAGATCATCCAGTCAGCTATATTTGTAGCCATTCTAATCCTCATGGCTTGGGCCGGAGGACAACCTTAAAAACACCTTGACGCTATGTGAGAATTAGATACAACCTTTTCAGCAGCTTGCTGCTTTGTGTTTAATTCATATTTAGTGTGTAACAACCGGTCTGAGTATTAAGTTGCTCAGGCCGGTTTTTTTGTTTATATTTAAAAGCATGGCAGGAGGACGTCCGACAAAATACAAACCAGAGTTCTGCGAAACTGTAGTCGAATGCGGTAAAGCTGGAATGGGAAAGGCTGAGATTGCCTCACAGCTTGGCGTCTGTCGCGATACATTGCTTGAATGGAGTAAAAGTAAGCCAGAGTTTTCCGGCTCCATAAAAAGGGCCGAGGAAGAAAGCCTAGCTTGGTGGGAAAAACAGGGTCGCACGGCAACCTTCGGGGGGATTGATGGTTTTAATCCAACTAGCTACATATTCCAAATGAAGAACCGGTTCAGAAACGACTGGAGAGACAAGCACGATCACTCCGTAGAAGTCTCCGGCGAGATTGAGATCGTAATTGGAGGAGAGGATGAGTGAGGTAACATTTGAAGAAGTTGAGAAGCTCGGACAGGTTGAGAGTTACCTAGAATCTGAGGGCTTCCACAACATCACTTCATTTGCGGAGATCACCGAGGGCGACAGGGTGATAGTGATGCTTGGTTCAGATACTCCTAAAGAAGTAAATGTTTTTGGTATCTGTTGGAGCGCGGATCATTTTGAGAAACTAAGTGTTGCGGAAGTTCGCAACGATTTCATGACCGCATATGGCGACGAACAAGACTAGATTAACGCTAAAGCCTCGGAACTGGGTTAGGCCATACCTAGAGCGCACAGAAGACAGAGCTTGCCTGGTGGTGCATCGACGAGGTGGTAAGAGCTTCGGATGTTTGCAGGATCTCATCCTTAAATGCCACACCCACACAAGAAAGGGATTAGCCTCAGCTCCATTGCGTTACGGATATTTTGCCCCAACTGCTACCCAAGCCAAGAAAATTGCTTGGAACTACCTAAAGACGTTTACTCATCAGATACCTGGCGTCATCAAGAATGAGTCAGAGCTATGGATTCGATTCCAGAACGGGGCGGAGATCGGGCTGTATTCCGGTGAGAACTACGAGCGAGCAAGGGGACTCTACTTTGATGGTGTAGTATTGGACGAATACGCCGACATTCCACCAGACGCGTGGGAGTCAGTCATAGAACCGTGTCTTCTAGACTACAAAGGCTGGGCCACGTTTGTTGGAACGCCGAAGGGTAAGAATGCCTTCTGGAGAGTCTACCAGCACTCGCTCAAAGACCCTGAGTGGTTTTCCCTCTGTCTAAAAGCATCTAAGAGCGGCCTGATCCCACCTGACCAGCTAGCTAGGATGAAGGCTACAAGAGACGCTAGCGTGTTTGAGCGAGAGTTTGAATGCTCTTTCTCATCTGACATACCTGGAACGATCTACGCCAAGGAAGTAGAGGATGCGCTGAGGCTAGGTCATGTTTGCGATTTTGAGCCTAATCGCGGGCCGGTATGGACGACCTGGGACATCGGATCGCCAGTCAATACTGCTTGTATTTATTGGCAGATCGACGGGATGAGGAGAACGGTCATTGACTGCGACATCTCAGCCGGCATGACGCTAGAGGAACGTGTAGGTCATATGCAGGCTAAAGGATTCAGCTATGGCGGTCACCTACTGCCACATGACTCGGCAGCTAGACAGCCTAATGGACTCACGTTTGCAGAGGAGCTAAGGAAGGCTGGCCTGTCAAACGTCCAGACAATCCCTAGAACTCACGACAAGGAGCTGCGGATTAACGCGACGAAGAAAGCATTTCCAAATATCTGGTTCAGAGACAAGCCAACCACTCATCTCAGAGACGCTCTAAGTCAATACCATTACAAGGAAGCTACCGATGGAACGGGATGGATCACTAACAAGATCTCTCACGGCTGGGAGTCTCATCCATCTGACGCATTCTCAATGCTGGCTGAGGCAGAGCTACACGATATGCTGACCGATCAGCAGTCACACGCTAAGCGCCGGCGTAGGCCACGCATCAATGCAGGATCTGGATACTGAAGTGTCGTTTGCTTGATATTTAAAGATAGTTGACATATTTACGCAAAAAGCGTAATAAGCGCGTATGGGATTCCTCAGTCCAAAGCCCCCGCCTCCCCCGCCGCCCCCAGCATCACCAGACGTTGGGCGCACTGAAGCCAAGAAGATCGCTAAGCGGAAGCGGAAGCGGAGCATGAGTGAGTCTAGCTATGCTCAGTCAACTAAAGGCGGAGCGGTAAATCCAAACTACTCGACGGGATCTAAGACAGCTCAAGGCCAATGATCGACGAGAACGTAGACACCATTCTCAGAAAGGCTGATTCGCTTGAAAGTGAACTTAATGCCTTCAAGTCTCACTGGGATCTGACCGCAAAGTATTTTAAGCCACAGCTTGATATATTCGCGCAGAATCCCCAGTCGCCTGACGTGACCGGCTTCTCTGGCTTGTATGACACTACAGGGATTGAAAGTCTGGATACCTACTCCAACGGCATGATTGCCGAGGTATTCTCGTCAAATGAGAAATGGATGATCTACACGCCCCAGGATGACCACGAGGTCGATGATGCGGGCCGGAAATGGTATAACAAATGTTCTGAGCTAGCCTTAACTGCTCTCGGTCGCAGTAACTTCTACCAGTCGATCAAGCCGGTCGTCACCGATATGGGATGTGGTGGCACTGGATCATTGTATGTTGAGCGAGGAAATAAGAAGCTACTCAAGTTTTGTTATGATCGATTAGGCACATTTGCCATTGAGAAGGATGGCGAGGGAGACATTCGGACCGAATACCGGTGGCTGACTATGACTGCCTCGGAAATGGCTGATAAGTTTGGC